TGAGAATATTGCTAATCCCGGCAGTCTCTGTAAAGTAAGAGCACTAATAAACATCTTCCCGAATGAACGGAAAGTAAAAATTTAGCACTTTATACTTCGAAACATTCGGACGACGAACTTTTACATTCACCGTGATACGCTGCTCCCGCGTATCGTTCTTTCTAGGAGTATTTATTTAACGCCCCCTCCTAAGTGGGGCGTGTTTTTAAGAGATTATAACCCGCTCTTAAATCGGGGTCGAGCACTCTACGCAGCCTGATCGGGCTGGTATTCGGCTTCAAAATAAACTGGAGGTAATCCATTGAAGAAGAAGAAATTAAAATCTTCCCCTCCTGAAACGTAGAATGTCAATGTATTCTGCGTTAATGTGTCACCCCCTTTCGGATAAATCAGTGAGAAGTCCCACCCAGGACCTCTGGTCAATGATTCATAGTTATCTTCAAGAAATGTGTACGAAAACCGCTTATTTTCCATATAAGGAACTTCTACAGTTTGTACTGGATTAACATTTGTATTTCCTATTGCTAATCCTCTTGTCGACTGCCCACGCGTAGCGTTATTAAAACTTTGGGCAACACTGTTTATATTGAGTGCTTCAGTTGAAGTGATAGTTCGAGAATTTGTATAATCATTCTTTCGGGAAAAAGAATAAGAAATACTGTTGAACAGCTCACTAGATCCGCCTTCTGTCGATCCAGAGACATTGACGCCAGAAGTATCGACTGTCCATCTGGTTGATCCTCGCCATCCAAGAAATGCTCTACTCAAGTAATTCATTAGAGTAGTTATACTCGGATTGTAGAATCGCCCATCCTGAAAAGTTAAAAGAACAGAACCCTGTAATGGGGTTTGTCCCTCGTAGAATCCACCTACTGTAGGAAAAGAACTCAAAGAGTAATTAATCATAGAGGTGGAATTCGTTTCAGGCATAAGACGGATGTCGGACTTATACGCTCGCTTCAGTAATGAACGGAAAGATGGAACCACTTCTCCCATAAAGACTTTCGTCGTGAGAGGGTCATCTAAACTCCCGTCTGCCATGGAATCTATTGATTCAGGGTCCGTGATAGGTGCATCTTGACCTTGGTCGGCATCATCACTTACTCCCGCTTCAGGAGTGGTTATCACATCAGTAAACGATACTGGTGGGGGTGGTGCTACAGGCGCTTTGAACTTTAGAAAGGTTATTGACTCATCGGGCGCTGCAACTTCAAAATCCTCCAACATGGAAACAAAAACGTTGATCTGTATAGGATCAACTGAGGTACCTGGTGCTGTGAGTTTATTAAGTACATAAACACTCAAAACACCATTTCCATATAGTTGATTGAGGGTTAGGGGGATTGTTCCATATTCGGAGCCAGTATTCCACGCGTAAGATCTTCGAAATGGGGTTTCTTGGCCCCATCCGACATCTACTGTGAAATCTTTGCATTCCGAGATATCGTGGATCGTCGTGTAATTCGTATTAAATTCAGTGGTCGACGCTCCTTGAGCTGGATCATATGCTATACGCAATCTCCCTTTGTGGTATTCGCTTGATACTACTTGAAATCGAAATCTCATTGTTCCTCTCCAATACTGGAACGGTAAACAAGCAAATGCTGGTGCAGTAAAGTGCCACTCATCACCATTGCGACCGATTAATCCCGGATCCACACGAATATTAAATAAGTGCAGATCAGGATCATCTGTAAGGTCCCAATTAAAGGTGGTAAGGTAAGACTCTCTTCCTGCTATGGATGCTATGGGTAATTCGTCATCGGCACGAATACCCGTAGTTCGGGGGTCGATAGTTAATTCTTGCTTACTATCTACTGTAACTTTGTGCGCAGATTGTTTGGTATCAGTGACTGCCAAGCTATGCTTGGCTCGGGGTTCTATCAATTCATAATCTAAATTGTTTGGGGCTGAATAACCAAATATCTTTGCGATGCGTGAGATGCCAGAGGCACCTACTTGGGTCGCCTTTGCATACGGCCCTATAACTGGCACATTTGATAGTGCGCCAGCTATTCGGGCCATATTTGAGGCTGGTCGAGAAATGACATCAACGTTGTGTTCGTCAGATGACATTCCGGCTTCGGGAGTAGTTATGACGTCCTCACCAGGTGGAAGCCTGGTGGGGATTGCAAATTTGACATCTTCGGCCCATGCAAGGACTGTAATGTTAAGTGGATTTATTCCACCGTTTGCATGTTTCAAATCGTTAATAGATGCTATCACAATTTCTCCCATATCCTTCCACTCATTATAGGGAACTCGCCAATTATTCTTTGGATAAAAGAATGGTAGTTCTAGCGAGCCTCCCAATGAGGAGGTAGGGTTAAGGAAGACGTGCATGCGTTGAGATCCTCTGATAAAATCTTGAGGAACCCATGTACGTCGCGGGGATGTGTTATCAATCGGACTGAGTGGTTCATACGCAGCAAGTACTCTGCCAAAGTAAAAGGCATTTCCATTGATTAATAGTTTCACGTGGAGTTTCGATCTTAGGAGATAGTAGTTCCGTATCTTTTCCAGATTACGGGCATTCTCCCAGAACAATGTCCAGGGATTGATTCTTTCAAATATTGGGGAATCTACATCCCATTGAAATTCTGCGATTTTGATAGGTCGTGAAAAGAAGTCAGATAAACCGACATCTTGGACCATAGCTAGATCACGGGTGGAGTCGCTGTACGCGCCTCGTTCATCCATTGATCCTGGTTGGTGATCGCGGAACTGCATGGTTTCGGAATTGATCGTGGGATCAGCCGCCATGCCGGACTGAAAGATCTTTTGGTTTGTGTTTGTTGTAGGTGGGGTATGCTTGGTAACCCAGCTCACCTAAGCTGGGTCCCGTTATGTGCGGATAAGTGATATGACGCCTGGCTTCATCAATTCTATGTATCCCAAAATACTAGATACAGGAAGAAAGATCGCGTGATGAAGTTGGTAACCTATCATATCAAGTCGTTTGCTTCTCCGTAGAAGGCAGTGCGTTC